CTTTTTACCCGATGCGGTAGTTACCGCGGCTATCACGGTATCGTTATCGGTAATGTATTTAGAACGCCTGTCGCGCTTGGTTGGTCGCCGTGCTTCTACTTGTAAAGAAAGGCGCAAGCCGCCAGTATCCATCGGCGCATTTGACATTGCTTGGGCTAAAACGGGTTGCATCGCTTCCCGTGCGGCGGGTACAAGAATCTTGCTTTGCGCTTTCTTGTCGCCAATTTCCAAGGCTAATTCTTCAAATGCGGCGTAAACCTCTTTCAGTCCTTCAACCTTAAAAGTAACGCCCATGATTAGCCCATCGGTTTAATAATCTTTTGATACAACGCGTTATTTAGCGTATGCACATAATCAACGATTTCATCAGGCGTAAACTTATCCGCATGGTTTGCGGCAATATCATGCGCCAAAGAAATAGCAGTTAATTTTTGTGCGGTAAACCCAAACCAATCCTTACGCGAATCGGATTGGGCTACTAGAAAGTTCAATAAATCGTTACTGTCTTTTATTGTCGTTTGCATATTATGTATTGTATTTACTTAAAACTTTTAAACATACCGCTTCTACTGAATCTGCTTCGGCGGCGGCAATGGCATCTTCTAGTTCTTCGGCATCTACTACCATTCCTTGTGCAACCGCATCAAGTGATTGGTAGGTAGTGCTAAGAATTTCTACGGCTTGTTCTACGGTCATCATGTGTTATTAGACCAACCGTATTGGTTGCCCCTCGGATGAATTGTAAAGTTGCATTTTGCTTCTGCGCTTGGGCTTGCATCAATTGTGAATTGTGAAACGCGACCATTGAACGCATACGCAACCGTATTAGCACCGTCAACCGCGGCAACCACAAAAGTACGGTCAACCGTACCGCTATAGGCATCAGCACGGATTTGCAATAACGCGGTATCGCTTGGATTCCATGCGGCGGTAATGCTTAACGATGTAGGCGCAGATTGCGTAGGAATCTTATCGCTTTGGCGTGAACCCGCTACGCCAAAAGATGCAACCGCATCATCTTGACCAAAGGCGGGTACGGCTTCCACGGGCAACAATACACCCGCGCCGCCAGTACCGTTAGCCGCCGTGCCTACGATGGTTGTAACTTGCCCTGTCCATACGGAAAGGTTTGCCGTTGTAAGTGGTGTAGGCGTTGCCGCGCTTTGCATATACAACGATGCGCTAAAACCCGCTAAAACTTTATTTGGTAAAGCCATGATATTCCTTTAGGCGTTGTTAGACCAACCGTAGAGATTTCCACGGGGGTGAATGGTGAAATTGCATTTGGCTTCAGCACTAGGGCTTGAATCAATCGTAAACTGGCTTACGCGGGCGTTAAAGGCGTAATAAACAATGTTTGACCCTTCGGTAGCACTAACTACAAAAGTACGGTCAATCAAGCCGCTATAGGCATCGCCGCGCATCAGCAAAAGCATTGTGTCGCTAGGATTCCATGCGGCAGTAACGCTAAGTGATGTAGGTGCGGATTGCGTTGGGATTTTGTCAGATTGACGCGAACCTGCTACACCGAAACTAGCAACGGCATCATCTTGCCCAAATGCGGGTACTGCTTCTACTGGAATCAGATTACCCGAAATTGCAATGCCCGAAACATTGCCAAGGGTTGAAAGTTGGGCAAGTGTTAGTGCGGTAGGTGTCGCGCCCGATTGGGCATACAACGCCGCGCTAAAACCCGCCATTATTTTGTTTGGTAGTGCCATTTTAAAAGTTCCTTCAAAAGTTGTTGGGTTGTCTTATGTTGGAATATCTAGGGTGCAATCAAGAAAAATTTGGGCTAACTTTTCATCATTGTCATAGGTGTTGTAAAGCCAAAAAACATCTGCTTTAGCAATCTGAAAACCATTTGTTGCACCACCAAACAAACCACTATATCCGTGTAGCGATTGTAGTATCTGATTGGAAATAGTGAAACCATCTTCTATTACTTGCGTAAAAATACTTATCTGAAATGTTGGGCGGTCGATACCCTTAACTGATTGAACTGGCCCTGTATAAACATCCTGATGCACATTTCGTAGCATCCAAACAATAAACTTAGGTTCAGTTGCAAAGTTACGGTTAAACGCGGCATACACGGGTACGGGCGTAACAATGCTTTGCAGTTGATACTGAATCGCTTTGCCGTATTGAACTGGATTTTGTTGCGTTGCCATTTACACCGCCGTTACTGGGTCAGTTCTATACGCCAAGATAACCACGGTCATCCTATCGTCAGATTCACGGATGTTATCAATACGCCAATCGTAACCGTTGTAATTGATTGAATAAAGGTTTTGATTGCGAACCATTGTTCTTGTGTTTGGCGTGTAGTTCAAAATGAAATTGACTACATCTTGATAAAGGCGGTACTTTTCGGAAATCTTTAAACTATTGGCAACGGATTGAACACGCGCACGGGTGCGAAACCAAGTAGTTTGCGCGGTTGTTTGTTCGCCAAAACTACTTTTAGCAAACGCCAAATTATTGACTGTAATTTGTTCAAACCGTGCAATTGCCATTTACATCACCAATGGTTTGTATGGGCGTAACAATGTAGATACGCCAAATGGAATGTCTTTTAACTGATTGTCAGTTGTATTGCTACGATTGTTATACAAGTGCGTAAACAACAACAAACCCGCTTGCTTAATAACGGGATAGGTTTGCAACGGATTAGGTGCGGTTGTGTACTCGCAAATAATCGGTGCGGTCATTTGGCTATTGATAGTTGTCGGCAAAGATTGAATAATTACCTTGTTGCCGCTTGCATCGTAATAGTATTGCGTTGAAGATACAGTAGTTAAAACGGGCGGTGTACTGTTATCCCAATATGCTACGCGTTCAATTGTTACGCCCGCCATGTCGGGGTATTGGTTTTGCGATACTTCGGGCAAATCTAAACATACGGGCGATGCGGCTAAATTTTCAGCACCGTACCAAACACGGTAGGTAACTGAAAAAATAGATAGACCTAAATAATCTTCAATGGCTTGTCGAACCGCAAGTTCTAATGATTGCAAATAACCATCTTGTGATTCATCTTCAAACAAATTTATTTGATTGGTGATTTCATCCAAGGTTAACCAAGGCGTAACTACATCACGGTCAATCTGTTCTGTTTTTACATAACTAAACGGATTGCGGGTAGATGCCCCGTAAGGCGCACCTAGTAAATCGCTATTTACTGACATTCAAGCCCCCTTTTAGGCGGCACTCATACGAACACCCGCGAACGGGTCGCGCACGGTGCTTACCATACGCTTTTCGGCGTACATCGTTACAAAACCCGCTTGTGTTTGTTCAAACATTTGAACACTCATCATTTCGGTATCACCGATTGTTAAAAAGCGATTCCAGTTTGCCAAGTACATTGGGAAATCTGTAGAAAGGTAAGGATTAGGAATAACGGGCCAACCAAAAATGTGACCAATCGCGCAACCATCTTTTTCGCCTAATTCCAAGAACAAAGGCAAACCCGCGGTATCTTTTAATTGGCGCAATGTTTGAATCATTGCGGGGCTAATGTGCCAAGCAGTTGAATCTAGCGACCAATATTGCGGGGGCAACGCGTTAGCCATGTTTACAACTTTGTTGTAAGTTACCGTAGTGCCGCCATTACTAACCGTAGCGATAGTATGAATACCATTTGTAATAGCCGTACCACTAGTACCAAAAGCACTAGTAGCCCCGCTAGTGTAACTATCCAAACCGCGCAAGCCATTAGTAGCACCAGTTGATGTAGTTGTGCTACCCGCTTGGTCGCTATTAAGCACCATTGATTGACCTTCAAGTTGTGCAAACTCAAGTGCCAAATCTTCAACAAGCGTTGCATCAAGTCCATTAACATCACTTAGCACCGCCGTTCTGATTGGCAATTGTGCAACCAATACGCGCACGGGTAATTGCCAAATAGAAGTGTTCACATTAGGCGAACCGCTATCAGGCGTAAATGTGTAACCCCAAGGGTTTGTAGAATTTGCGGCGTTACCAGTTTTGGCAACGAATTGGGCATCAGAGCCTTTAACCGCGATTTGGCGTGAGCCTTGGCGCAAAGGGTTTGCTTGACGCAAAGCCGCAAACGCTTCATCAAAAACAACATTACCACCGACACCCGAACCCGAACCAGTAATTGCGCTTGCTTCACGCAAATCGATGTTTACTTTGCCGCCTTCGGTGATGGCTTGTTTGATTCCGTTCAAGATTTTTTCGGTGATAGACATTTTGAATTCCTGTTTAAAAAAAGCGGGGGATTTTCGCCCCCCGCTAATGGCAACGCAATTAAGTAGCAGTACCAGTTGAACGATAACGAATCAACGCGTTAGGGTCACGAACTGATGTAGCCAAACGCTTTTCACCAAAGAATGTGATAAATCCTGGGGCCGTTTGGTCGTAGCGGCGCATAATCATATTCAATCTATCGATGATTGTATGACCGCGTGTAAAGTCACCAAAGTACATTGGATACAAAGAATTTGTACCTGCAGAACCCGTAGTGGCTTGTGATGGGTTATCAACATACTTGTTAACAACAACATCAAAGCCCAACAATTGACCAACGATGCCTTCAACCGACAAACCTTCGTTACGATTAAAGATTGGTGCGCCGTTTGTATCACGCAATGCGCGAATAGCGTTCAACAAAATTGGGTTAATCATAAATTTGGTTGATGGTGTCCAATACTGTTGTGGCAAAGCATAAATAGTATTGATTACGTCAACATAGTTAATGTTGTTTGCGCCAACGGTGTTAGCGTTAGTGGTAAGTTGGTCATAAGTAGCAAGGCTATGCAAACCAGTATTAGAACCAGTACCGCTAGAACCAAATGCCGCCGTAGTGCAAGTACCACCAGTATAGGTAGCGTTAGCACCCGCGTATTGGTCTAAGCCGCGCAAGCCATTTGTACCGCCGTAAGGGTTAGTGCCTGATTGTGCCGCTTGGTCGTTGTTTTGAATCATTGACAAGGCTTCACTTTGTGAAAACTCCATCAACATATCGTCAACTACGTTTGCTTCCAAACCATCAATATCATCCAAAGCCGCGGTACGGATTGGGAATTGCACGTTCAGGTCTTGCAGAACCAATTGCCAAATGCTTGTATCTTCAGTAGTGGTAGAACCGTTGTTCTGAATTGCATAGCCCCATGCCGCACCCGCATTACCAGTTTTGACACGGAATTGATAAGAAGAACCATCGGTAGCAACGGTGCGTGACAAACCGCGCATAGGATTACCCAAACGCAAAGCGGCAAACACGGGGTCATAAGCGGTGCGACCACCTTGGTTGTTACCTGAACCCGTCAATGCTGATGCCTCGCGCATATACGCATCACGTTGGCTTTCGTCTGCAAAAATTTGCAGTTCTTTTTCTACGCGGGCATTGCTTTTGTAGAAAGAAGCCAATTGTTCTTTAACAGAACGATTTACATCGCCGCGCACGGTTGTAGCGGGCTTGATGATGGCGGGGGCTTGAATAGATGCTACTTTGGCTTCCAAAGCAGAAATGGTTTCTTGCATTTCCAGTTTGATTGCTTCAACGGCGGCGGGGATTTTTGCTTCTACGGCGGCAATGCTTTCGCTTTGCTTGGCTTCGATAGCATCCAGTTTTTCAATGATTGCTTGTGACATGATTTAACCTTTAATTTTGGTATCAAGAATTTTAAGAAGTTCACGGGTTTCTAAAGCCGCGAGAATTTCCGCTTCGGTAGCCTCCGCATCTGATTCACTCAGAATAGGCGCAATTTCAATAGGCGTTGTAACTACATCGCGCAGTTCTAACACTTTTTTGAACGTAGATGCG